AGCACTGGTTCAATAATCTTCTTGTTCAGAAGGTATTCTGCTGCGCCTTGCGAACGCATAATGCAGGGTAGGTTGTCCAAAACTGGGGCAATCAGGGGAGCGATCTTTTCGGAAAGATCGCCAGGGAGAGCGCCTCGACCTCTTTGAAACTCTACGCCGACATCACTACGGACGTAATAAACTTTATCAAAATCGCCCGAAGCGATACCGTAAAGTCCATAGTGAAGAGCGATAAGAGTTTTACCGGTACCAGCACAGCCGTGAGCGAGGGTGACTGTGTTTCTTTTGAAGGTGTTCCAGAGTTCTTCTTGCCGCCAAGTGAGAAACTTGGGCGGTTGAACATCCATTCCCTTTTGGTAGGATTGTTCTAACATCTGGGCAGCTTCAGCGCGGCGAGTCTTGCGCTTTTCCTTTGAAGTGAGCATGGGTAACAACTTGACAACAGTGGGTAGATCATACGCTTCGTGTCCAACTAACTCTACATGTAGCTCACCCCCTTCAAGAAATATAGGTCGATCCATTGGAGGACTGGCAATCGACCCATAGTTTTACCCGGCCATCATCAGTGGAGTCGTTCTGCGAAATCGTCAAAACCGCCTTTTCCTCCGCACCATTTAGAGTATCTGTCGGTACCGTGTTTGGCAGATTGCTTGAGATACTTATCTGCGGCCAAGTCTGTAATCAACACTTTGGTTCCGAACTCTTGTTGCATGAGTTCTGAGTTACGATCAACGGGAGAGTTTGCCATGGTAATCTGTTGGGTAAACAACAGCAACTTTTTTACGGTGGTTACCAATCACCGGTTACAGATCAATGTCCCAACCAATGTTCCTATTCGCGCCTCGGATACCTCGAACAAACGAAGATCTCGGATCGGCTTCCCCACTCACTGCATCGTAGTCCGGGTCATTAAAGGCATGATCCGCCGGAAACATTCTTAAGCGGCCACGCGAAAGGTTTGAAAAAACATTTTTATTTTCAAATCCTGGTCGAGTGAGGTCACCGTAGAATCGTTTGTTTTGAATAATGCTGTCTTGCAACCCTCGGTCAATCTTGTCCAACTTCATTGAGTAGTAAGTTAGAGCCCAGGTAAAGGCGTCAGTGCGGTCATCGTGTTTAACGAACGGGAACGTGGTGAGTTCTTTAATGAAAGAATCCACCCACTCAGCGTCGATGAACTTGACGCGATTAAACTCCAGAAGTGGCGCCACTGCTTGAAGGCGAATGGTCTTTGACTTCAAGGGTTTCATCTCCTCGATTGGAATCCGAGCCTCTTTCTTCAGCATTTGAATAAGAGACTGCCCTGATGCTGCCTTTTCGATGCAGAGGACACGAGCGTTGTAGTAGGAGTATAGATACTTAACTTTAGCAATCAAATCCGGAAAACCGAGCCTTCCCGTAATCATTTCCCGGACATAGACAATGCCTGGATGTTGATGTGAGATGGAAGCCACACAAATAGCTGTCTCGTCAGCCATCTCTTTTTCGGAAAAAGCACAGTCAACAGCGAGCCAAGTCAAATCAAAGTTCGGGCACTCGGGAAGACCCATCCTCGTAATCCAACTATCTTTAACAATCTGACCCTCTGCAGCAACAGGGTTGCCTTGATAAAGAGCGGAGAATGCGAAAGATCCCATCGTCTTTTTCTGGGCCATCAGCATATCCACCGTAAAGGCAGTGTTGCTGGGCCAATGAGTTTCACCGAGTTCCCTCTCCAAGGGATCGGAGTCAGCTTGCTCAGGAGTCTCAATAATACCCGCAATGTTCACCCATCGCCAGCCCATTGGGTTTTCTTCTTCGTCGTACTCTCCGTCAGCTTCGAGAAGAACACCGTGAAGATCCCGTTCGTGAAATCGAGTGGCGATAACAAGCTGGCACCAGTTGTTCGTGCGTCGGGTGGAAGCCTGTTCACCCCACCACGATTCTAGCTCTTCCAGAGCCGCCTTTGAAGTTGAGTCTTTTAGCGGGTCGTCAATAATCATGGAGCCCACGCCGGGACTCGTGATGTTGGTTGTTCCAGACGTGAATCCAGTCAGCACACCGCCAACGGAGGTGGGGAGAATGTATCCGCCACCGAGCATGTCGTATTTGGAGTCAGGGGCAAAGCCTTTCCAGTCCGGAAAAATCTTCCGAAACTCTGGATGCTTGAGCATCTGAATAGCGTCTCGAAAGAACTTGTTCGAAAGCTGCTGGCCATAAGACGCAATGATGTGCTGAGTTTGCTGGTCTCGCCCGAGCAACCAAGCCACAAACATCGATGCCAGCATTGATTTGCCGGATCGCGGAGGACAAGAAACAATCAGACGGCGATAGCGCCTGTTGGCCAGATCCTCGAAAGCAGAAGCAATGATTTCGTGAAAGGCAACCACTTTGAGGTCACCTTTCTTCATAATGTCAGCAAATGCCAGGAAGCAGTTTTGCGCTGCTTTGTAGCGATACTCGTCAATCACCGACTGAGGAGCTTCAAGCAGCATCAACTCTTTCATTCCTCGGATGTATTTTCTCCAAGTGCTATGCTCATCGAGCAGTCTTGCCTTCGTGAGGATTGGGCGCATTAGAAGTCACTGATTCTTTTGAGCAGTTCGCCAACTTTGCCATCGTACTCCCGAGCCAGTGTTTCTTCGGCGGGAGTCTCCTTGGCGGTGAGCACCACGATGTCCTCAGTGATTTCCCGGTGAGCTTTCACAGAAGCCGAGAAGATTTGAACCAGGTCCCTCGTTGAGCACTCCGCAAGTTGATCTTGCAACATTCCGATGGCTTCATTGGCGACTTTCAGTGCCTCTGCTGCCAGAAACTCTTTTTGTTTTACGATTTCATCCTTGTGGTCGGTCATTAACGTAAGCTCCTGCGACATTTGCTGCATCCCGAGGGACGCGACGGGTTACCACTGTAGTGGTGTAAAGTTTTGAGTATTCGGTTGGCAAGTGCTGTTTGCCCGGAGTTAGCGGCGGCGTGGTATTGCCGCCAAAGTTCTGCAGCCGTGTTCATTTTAGAAAGGAGCAGGGGGACTGGAGTTGGCAGTGCACGGGGGGCAGCCAAGACGCCAAAGCTGTGTGACTTCGGCAGTCACGAATGTGCCTTCCAGCATCCACCCGCGACCTCTTGGGGATTGACCAACGTAGTAAAACCTTCCTTTTGGCGTTTGAATGAAGGTCTGAAGTTGGACCCCGATGAGTTCACCCCCGTCAATCGAAACGACGGGAGCGTCGGGCAACAGGGGATCGGTATACAAAAACTGATACCCTTCTGTGACGACAGCAAACTCACCCCAGTTCACGTTCTGGAACCATTTGGTATCCAGTCGGGCCTTCGGACTAATGCCCCCGTCGTCAGAGATTACGTTGCGCCAAAGTTCGATAGCATATCTCGCCAACTTTTTACCGGTCGCGCAGTAGAATACTTCTCGAATGGGTTCTCGAGTTTCTGCATCCCAGATGGTTACAACGAGACGACCATCAGCAGTATAGCTGTTTGTGGGGAGAAGGTAAATGGGTTGTTCCAGAGGGTCTTCCAGGAATACCGTGTCGGGATCCGTTATGAACACCCAGTCACCATTCTGACCGAACTCATTGCTCCAGCGAACACCGAGACACTTGTCATAGTCTTCATCTGGCTCGAGATCCCCAGTGTAGGCTGGAACATAGATTTCACCAGACGCCTCATCTACAACACCGCCAAGGGGCAACTTCGTTTCAACGTTCTGACCCGGCCAAATCGCCCGGCAGTTTCCGCGCTGAACACAAGGGTCGAGGGCGATGTAGGGCAGCGCTTCCTCGATAAGCAGGCTGTAGACTTGGGTGTAGGTATATTGTGACTCTTCTGTGATTCCTGTAAAGTTCTCACTGCTGCAAGTAAAGGGTTCGATCACTTGAACTCCTGCATTGCCTGGCACACCCCCGTTCAGAGTGTTGAACGCGCCAGTGAGAAGCTGTGTGGCAAAATCGTGACCAGAGGATGTTAGATAGTTCTGGCAAGAAAAGTTCAGCTCAAACGTCATCGTTCGAGTGAACACCATCGGTATCTTATTGACAACAGAGTTGGTCGACCCTGTGTAACGCACAACAATATTGTTTGTTTGCTGAACAACTCCTTCGTTTGTGATGGCGTCGGCAAGACGCAGTACGTTAACGCTAATCGGAATCAGTGGGCTTGCGATCAGAGCATCACACATGTACTGTTCAATTCGC